CGTTGGTCCCTTCGTAGTTGGATACATAGGACTGATCAGCAGTTCCACCGGCCACCCCATTCGCCGGGGTGCCGATGCCGATCCGGTTGTTTGCCACCAGGCAATCCACGCTGTTGCTGATGCCCAGCGTGAATACGCCCGCCTGTGAAGCGCCAAAGGCCACGTCTTCCCACAGGTAGTTGTCGAGGATAAAGATGCCATACCCGGCAATCTCAATCCCCTTCGCCACCGTGGTGTTGGCCCCGGTATGCAACAGATTCCCCCGGATAAGGCCGCGCGTGCTGGACGCCGACGACAGTGAGATAAACGCCGCTACGTCGTTGTCCGTGCCCGTCATTGCGCCGGGTGCATAGTTGGTAAAGTAGTTGTTCCAGATCGTGAAGTGCGAGACGGCGCCCGTACCAACGATGCCAAAATTGGCGCTTGATGCGGTCGCCGCGATGCCGAAGAAGTTGTCGTGGATGTTGGGGTGCCAGCGCGTACCGCTCAGGGTGATGATGTCACCGCCTTCATCCCCCTTAAAGAAGAATCCGGCGATCTCCACACAATCGCCTGTCACGGTGATACACGCCAGATCGTCCGTGTTCTGATGGATGCGGGCGGCATTAGTCGGAAAACCGTTCGTGCCCAACCCCGCTGGGCAGATCAGGTGTACGTTTCGCTTGGTCATGGTCAACGCCGCCGTGATATCATAGTCCGACGAGTCGGGCATAACAATCACATAGTCGTTGCGGTTGGCAACGGTAGCATTAAGCGCCGATTGGATCGTGGTGTGCAATGACTCGGAGCCGTCCGCGTACTTCTGACTCAGTTCAGCCGCACAGTAGTTATAGACGTTGGCGTTCGCCTGCTGAGCGACAACATAAATGTTGCCGACTCCCATGCCCAGCGCAGCGGCCCCGCCTTGCAGGTCAAGCACCGAGGATACGCCCGCCTTCATATTGTAAAGACCCATTTTTCACTCTCCTGGGGTGGGGGGCGGTCAGTCCCGCCGAACGAGCGGCTTTTCCGCCCTCCCTGGCTCCCCTCTAGCCTAAACGGTGATATCGTAGGAAATGGCCGCAGCTTCCGTATCGCGGTAGACCATCCCCACGCGCATCATCGCCACGATTTCGGTCAGGTCGGCGCGGGCATACCGTTCGCGCTCAAGCGTGATCCGCCGCTTGTAGCCCAATTTCCACTGATCCCAGCGGACGGCCAGGATCGCGCCCTTGGTATTGTCGCCGGGGGTATCGATGTCGATATACCCGGTGGCCTCAGTCTTGTACTCATAGCCGCTGTTGCCCAGTGAGGCGCGGTGCATGTTGTAGGAGGTGATGACTTCCCGCCCCCAGATTTGCGTCAGCATCCCGTTTTCGACGGTCGGGGCGCTGTATACGTCGCGCGTCTTGACTTCGGGAAGCTGCAGCGCCGCCCAGTTGACGTTCGGGTCCTGGATGAAGCTGGTCGTCTGTGGACCGCCCACATAGGCGTTCTTGCCGCCCGCCCCCATCAATTGCAGGGTTAGCAGATAGTCTTCCACGGTCAGCGCCCCCGCGTCGCGGGCATTGGCGCTGTTCGTCACCAGGGCCAGCTTGCGGAAGCCATCCATCACCACGTGCCAATCGGTCGAGCCAGCCGTCCCGGCGGCGTCGTTGATGCCAGCCGAGCTGGTGTTGGTGTCGCCGTCGATGATGGCGCTCGCCAGGTAGTTCGCGCCGGAGACGGCGATCTGCCGCTCGATCTGCGGCATCAGCGGGATAATGCTGTCTTCCTCCAACTCGCCGGAGAACGGCACTGCCGCGCCCAGCTTGGCAACGCTCAACGTCTGGTTGGCCGTCCCTATCCGTGAGGTCGTCACGGTGCGGGCGGGGCCACCCGAAGCGGTTGCCACGGCCTCGGCCACGACATACCAGGTCGGGTCGGTGCTCTCCAGATGGAACCGGATCGTGCTGGCACCCTGCGGCACCTCGACTGCATACTGGTTCATGCGATCCAGAACGGGGTTCGCCTGGCGGATGACCTCCCAAAGTGCATTGGAGTACATCACCGTGACCCACTCTTTACCAAAGCCGGTCGAGGTCGAGTAGTCGGCCTCGTTGGCCTTGATCGCGCTCTCGACGGCGGCCTGGTCATGATAGCCCAGCGCCTTCAGCATCACGCGCTCGTCTTCAACCTCATTCGCGATGTTCATTGGCGTCAGGGGGCGATCCTGCTCGAATGCCTTGACGGCTGCATAGTCGTAAAGCCCCTGCGGCACCGATTCCTTGTTGGCCTTCAGCAGCCCAATTGCCAGGGCCGCCTGTGGACCGCTCAGGGTTTCGTACTTCTTCAGGCCGTGGAATTCAGTCACCACGGGCGCATCATCTGCCGAGAAGGGCAGACGACGGCTCGCCTTGACTTCCTCTTCCCACTTGGCGCGCTCGGCCTTGATGGCCTCGGCCATTTCTTCCTGTCGCTTCTGCTCCGCTTCCTGCTCGGCCTTCTGTGCTTCGCGGTCAGCTTTGAGAGCGTCGGCCACAGACTGATTGACCAGCTTTGTCACCTCTTCGGGCGACAGAGCGGTCGTTTCGTTCTCTGCCATGTTATCCTCCGCTTTGATAGTTGATTCGACCGCGCCGCTCGTTTCGCTTACGCCCGCCCCTTGCGTATCCGCCTCTGGGCTGTCCGTCTCCGCTCCGCTCACGTCGCTTATTTCCACATCAGGCCATTCGATCCCGGCCTGCTCGTACACTGCCTTGACGGCGGGAAGGGCAACGGCATAGCCGTTCACGGGCCGCTTCCTGCCATCCAACTCAACCAATGTCAATTCAATTACCGGCCACTCATCGATGTGGCCGCTGGGGCCCACTCGCCTTAGATGGTTGGCGCTGCCCGATGAGGCAAATGCAAGCCCCTTCTGGGCATAGTCCCATATACGCTGGGCAAGGGGTTTGGCTTTGTCGAGAATGACCTTGTACCATACCCCATCCGACTTCACTTCCCGCCCGATGGTCTTCCCAATGTACTCTGGTCTTCCCATGGGCCGACCACTCGGATCAAACCCGTGATAATATACGACCGGGGGGCGGGGGAACTTGTCCTCATGGAAGTTCGTGCGCTGGTCGAAATATTCCCCTTGAATATCCTTGCCATTCACCGGGCCATACCACGGGTTGCCCAGCACATCGAGCGTCCACTCGCCGTCATCGCCCTGTATCGCTTTTACGGTTATGTCGGGCATCAAAACCCCCTCAGAAATACGCTCTCAAGCTCTTTGTTAACGATGGCATTCACCCTGGCCGCCTCTTGTTCGATAATCTGATCGGTCGTTTTCCAGCCCCGCTTGCCGTGGATAAGGGCTTGATCATCGCCCTGTACCCAGCGGGCGTAGCTCGCTTTATTACCAACAATTCCGGTCAGCCCCGTGTCCACGAGCTTTTGCGTCCACTTCCGCCCCAACTGCTCGCTGGTCGCCCGCAGGATATAGTTGGTTGCTATCCCATTCTTAGTGGTCGGTTCCATCCAGCCGCTACCCCGGACGTAATACCCCATCGCCCGTCCCATCCGAATCCGCCCTGGCCGATTGGCTTCCGTGGCGGGCGGGTATTTGGCGATTTTCGCCTTGACATGTACGGTCGCCTTCTTGATGCCGCTCTTCACGCCCCGCATCGCCCGCTCCGGGTTGAGCGTCGCCATAACAGTATTCGCTCCGGTAATGGTGATTCCGATCCCATCAGCCATTAGGCAACCTCGCTTCTAGTGTGCTCCAGCATCTACAGCCCGGATGCAGGGGAGGTCGCTGGCTATCGTTCTCGATGACTTGGCCGTCGCGCGGGCCGCATATAACACATACCCGGTCATCGTTGTTCGTATGATGTATCTCATCTACCTGAACGCCCTCTTTGCGTAGCTCCTGTTTGAAGCCCGCCGTTCCCTGGCTGGCCGCCCGCGTGATTTCGGTCTGGGCAATCAACGTCGCCCGCACCGGGCCAAACGTCCCGGACAGACTATTCTGCAAGTCGCCCAGGGTAACTTCACCCTCAAACGCCGTCGGGATGACTTTCTGCAAGGTGCGGCGGGTCGTCTCGTTGATATCCTTGACCAACTCAAAGCTATACTCTTTGGCCCACTGCACCGCCCGCTCATTCACCAGTCCCCAGTCCACGCCTATGGGCTGGCTGTTAAGCTGTCCCTCTGCGCTTTCCAGGTACACGGTCTGTAGAACGTCCTGCAAGGGCACCTGCACCTCATCCAGGCTGTCATACCACTCCCGGCTTACATTGTTAAGGTTCGGCGGGTCGCCCAACTGCCCGATCAGGTCGTTCAGGCGTTCCCCGAAAAATCGCCCCAACAGGCGGGCTAGCTTGCGTTCCCAATCATCGCGGCTCGGCAGGTCGGGCATTTAGGCATCGATCCGACGAGCCACGTAGGCCCTTATCCAT